GAATTATATGGCTTTGAAGCACTAGATTTTTCATTCTTTATAGTAAAGAAGAATTTAAAACCTTCAAGCGTGCTCAATGTTAAATATACATCCCCTGTATAACCCGCTACAACTGGCTTAGCTAAGGTAATTTCTATAGGATTAGTGGCATTTTTAATTTCTTTAGACCATATTTGTTGGTCATTTAGAGCGGTTTTAACATTTGCATATAAAGTATTATGATCATTCTTTAAATACTTTTCCGGAACATGTACTTTAATAGTATCCATCCCTGCACGCATATCCAAAGTTGTATTAAGGATTACATTTTTTGCACTTACAACCATTATTTACTTTCTCCTTTTTCTTTTAATTGAGACAGTTCTTCCATGGCCTCAATATATTTTTGCTTATAATAAGCTCCTTCTGTTTTGAGAGATTCGTTCTCCCAAATTAATGTGGACAAACGTCCGAGCAACCCATTAACAGATCGCTCAATACGTTGATTTTCGTCCATTTCATAAATGTCTGGCATTCAGACCTCCTTATGTTATAGCTCGGACAATGGCACTCCTTATATAAGGATTTGCTTTGCCTTTAGCATAATGGTATCCGACAATACCTACAGTATATCCAGCTATCTGTGCAGCTAGTTTAATTTGTTTACGTCGACTCTCGGGAAGATTTTTCCAACGAGTTTTAAGGTTTCTAGCAGAGGTTAGTACGCCCCACTTCATACCTTTCTTCCCATAATGTTGGATTATATCTTCCGAGGAATCAACGTGAACTAAGGTATCATTATCATACAATAATACCATTAGTACCTCCTAGTATTTCGTACGACCGTTCTTCTTAACGTTAGAATATCGATTCTTAGGATTATTCTTCTTGTAATTATCGTCTAGACGTCCGCGTTCTTTCAAGTGAGCTGAGGCAACGTCAAGCAATTTCACAGTCTTAGAATTGTTATCCTTAATCTTGTTGATCTTAGACTCACGTCTAGAATACTTTTCGTCAATGGCCTTGCGTTCTTTCTTGTACTTACGCTTAGAGTCTTTCATGGCAGCTTTCGCTTTAACCAATTCAGATACACGTTTGTTACGGTAATCCAAAGACCTCTTAGTAGCAAGGTTGGATCCCACCGGTGATTTCACAAGAGCTTCCATACTTGCACGAGTAGAATGGATTGGGTGACGAGCATTGTTATATGTTGCCCTACCATAAGCTTTAGTATAATCAATAGCCTTCTTAACACCCCATTTCATTCCTTTCTTACCGTAATGTTGGATAACATCGGAAGAGTTGTCAACGTGTTGTAGGATTCCGTTTTCGTCAATTAGTTTCATAAGTTTTATACCTTTTTCTAAAAATTACAAATGCCCCGACATATCAGTAGCATCATCTAGATAATTGTCGTCCATCCATTGGTCTGATTGAGGGGAACCGATACGAGAATACCCATTCACTTTTTCATAGACACGAACTCTAGAGCCGGCCTTGAATAGTTCTTTCTCAGGTGCACCTCCATATGGTGCAGCTTCGACCCAATAATCCTCTGTGACAGTCGCTTCGTAGTAAGGTTGCTCTGATTTTGATAGTGGTTGACGAGCGTCCAACTCACGTTCAAATGTGTTCTGAGCAGATTGTACTACGGCGGGTGGAAGAGTAGCCTGAGGTTGTCCACCAGTGTATCTGTAGTAGTATACATAAGGACCTCCATTGATTTCCCAAAGCCAATCGTGATTGTTCTGACAAATTGTATTATACCCGTAGTTACAGTGAATAATGTTCTCACTATCCACAAACATACCGGTATGTCCTCCAGCTCCAGCAGAGTATCCCTTCTGTCCCCAGATAAAGATATCTCCGCGTTGTGTAGCAGTCTCTTGGTTTTCACCAATGAGCGTCCAACCATTATTCAACAACCAGTCATGCATTGACTCTGTTGAACATGGCCATGATAATTTAGGCATCCCTGCTTCGACCCCAGCAAAATACATGCTAGAACTACAGTCGAATGAACCAGGCCCGTTTCGGTAAGTCATGGAATATGTTACTCGATTTTCTCGAGCAAACATCCATGCCAACCATACATTAATATCTACAGACATAATATGTCTCCTTTCTATGTACCAATATACTTGTGATTTCGTCGTTCATTCCAAACAGCGTTTGAAAAGTCATTATTACCTACATTCCATCCTACATTGTTTAAATGCTCCCAACATCTCCATAGAGATTCCACAGAGTTACATAATCGTATCATGCTAATACCCTTAGAAAGTTTAGTCGGTTCAAATACGAAATGATATATACCATCTCGACCGCCAGAGAAAGCATGACCAAGTAATATTTTATCACCAAAGATTTCGGTTTGGTCGACGTTATCGTTTGCACGGAATATACGTATACCGGAGAAGTAACCAGTGTCTTGAGATATCGTCCCGATATTATGTGAAGTAACACCGAGGCCTACGAATACTCCTCCGTAAGTATCATCACTAAAGTGGAGAAAACCAGTACCGTCGCCTTTTCTACGGAATAACGAGTTGTTTGCAGTAGTAAATTCTATATTTGCCGCGGCGTTGAATCTCAGATAATTCCTATTCAAGTCAAATGCCAAACTTCCACTCTGAGATGCCAGAATTCCACCTCGAATATAGTTTGCACTCATTGTACCAGTCACAATGTTACTAGCATTTAAGTTTATAACATTAACTCTATTGGCGTCAAGAGTACCTGTAGTAACCTTACCAGCATTGACATTAGCGATATGAGCATCCTTGATAACAGCATTCTCGATCTTAGTATTACCGTCAAGCCAAATAGATGAACCTTTGATACGAACGTCTGTTCCTGTAGCGTTGATTTCAGATACAACGTCATTGTTACTGTTAAGGTTTTTAACAGCCCAAGATCCTGCGAGTTGAGTAACCCTAGTAGAGATAGAAGTAATAGGACTGTATGGTGCTTCTTCACCTTTATTCCACATTATATTACGGAAATATAATGAAGATGAATGGGTATACACTATAGCAAATCGAACGTTCTTACCAAGACTTCTAAGTTGAGTATACGCCATATTCTGAGAAATTTTTCGATAGTCTGGACCAGCCGCCTGTCTACCAGTAGCACTTACATCAACCGTCCAAGGACCAATTTCCCAACGTTTTTTATCGAAGTCGTAAAAACCATAATGAAATTGTTGAGACTCGGCAGCAGAGAAATAACCATTACCCAAAGGATTTACTCTCCATTCAAACGAAAGTGTCCATCTTTCACCAACTTTTATCTCATAGTTGTCCAGTGGTAATGAAATATACCAATATGGTTGGTTATTTGGTTCTGTCGTTTCAGCGCTAGGAGTTATAGTTCGAACAGGTATTGTGTAAAATAACAGTTCAGAGTCAACTCCAGTTGGGCGTTTAACAACATAAGGATTTGCAATATAAGTCAAATTCGTATTGATTTTTCTTCTATCGACAAGAATCCCAGAAGTCATATCAGCAAAATTATCGGTCGATAGAATATGGTTAATCACTTTAGGCGGTGGGTTTAGAACCGATCCCAAAACACCTCTAGCAAATACCTCGGTCTGGAATATTTCAGGAGTCATAACCATTCCTGTAACATTCTTTTTAACCTCGGATTCGTTTTTACCAATTATTCGTTCGTAAACACCAACTTGATCTTTGATCTTGTTGAATTCTCCGGTTTGTGGGAGGTCTCTAAGTTGAAGTAACGCACTCTCAGCTTTACTTAATGCCTGTAGTGTTCGTTCCTTGGAGTCTTCCTCAGCATCTTTAATCTTCTGTTCAACTTCTGCAAAATGAGTTGCCACCGTTCTGTTGACATCATCTTCGAAGTCGCTGTCCACAACTCGCTTCCATTTTGATCCGTCCCAAATGTTGAGCTGGACCTTACCATTACCCATGTCTTTATACCAAAGATCTCCAGTTCTGGCAGAAGTTGGTTGAGTAGTTTGGTAATTAATGATGTTATGTCCATCTGCTGTAAGGTTAACAATCTTGGACCACAAACCTCCGCTGTTGTAGAAGATGTTATTAACACTCTGTTCGACTTTTGAGTTAACGGTCGACGTCAAAGACGATCCATAACTTGTCGATCCTTTACCGTTATCAGAGATTACCATTGTTTTAATCTGTTCTTTTAGAACGTCATAAGTTAACTCGCGGACTTTAAGAGTAGTGGATAGGTTCCATTTGGACACCCACACATCGACAGTATCACAAAGACCAATAGTCTCTAAACGATTAATAGTATATTCGTCAAATAAATTACTATCTCTAAGAGCTGCCATCTCGACAGTCATCTGTATACTAGGAATATCACATCCAGGGTTTCTAGATGTGAAATAGTTTTTAGCGGCATTGTCGACCTGAGCTTTTGTGATCTCATGATCTCCGTTACCTTGACCAGTATTTTGAAAATCACTTGAGAAATCTACAGGTCGCAAGTTCTTTTGAGAATATGAGTTATAGTACATTGACTTAACAACGTCACCAAATACATAAATCTCTTGTTGATCATTTCCATTACCTGTACGTTTAGTATACTTAGCATAAGGTAATATAGCAGTGAATTTACCTTTGAATGATACCTGAGTCTTAAAGTTCTCCATATTCTTTCCTAAACGAATAGTAGTAACATTTTGTTTACCACGATTTCTAAGGAAATGAATATAGTTGTTTGTCCGTTTTATCTCGCCTCGCCATAAGTCAATAAGGGAACCTTCTTCTCCAGATAACACGCTTTGCATATTCCGAAGAAGAAACTCGAAGTCCTTTAGGTTATCGGTTATGTCTGTATAAAACTCATAAGGAACTGTTTCTGGACCACCAACAACATTTTGTTTAGCCAGCGCAAATGCTGTAGCCGGAGTACCTTTACCTTTAGCCGCTTTTACCAGCATACCATTTAGGTCATCGGTGATTGTCACGCATTTAGCTTTTATTGTCTGGTCTTTGGTATTCTTTTCTACCTCATAAATACGAAATGCATGAGGCAAATCAGTATCATTAGGCTTTGCTAGAATATACCGGTTCTCTTTGATTTCATTAAACCACTGACCACTGTATGGATATGTGAGTTCTAACTCGAATTCTCCATTACGAACCTCATGAACCTCACACTCAAGAGCGTCCCACAATACACCAATACCATTCGACTCAAAGTCTCGTTCATATTGTTCATAAAGTATAGGTCTCATAGCAGATCCCTCCATCTAGGAATCATTTCGACAGTACTAAT